TTGTTAATCTATCCTCGATACATGGATTTGTAGCGTGGTGTTATGAAAGTATGTTGGTTTTCAACAGGAATTAGTAGTTTTGTAGCGTGTTATTTAGCAAAGGATGTAGATGAGATTATTTATACTCATGTACCGGACCAGCATCCTGATTCTTTGAGATTTTTACACGATTGCGAAAGGATATTGGGTAGAAAAATTACAATCTTACAATCTGATAGGTTTTCGTCAGTAGAGGATGTAATGAATTTCACCCACACAATGAATACTCCTTTTGGTGCTCCGTGCACGAGATATCTCAAAAAAGAAGTTAGGAAAAAATGGGAAAGAGAAAATCCTGACCATCACACTTATGTTTGGGGATTTGATGTAAACGAAGCAAAGAGAGCTGAAAACACTTGCAAAGCATTAAGCGACTACGATCACGAATTTCCATTAATTGAAAATGGACTCACGAAAGAAGAAACTCACGGCATTGCGAACAAGCTCGGACTTAAAAGACCTATCATGTACGACATGGGTTATCCGAATAATAATTGTATCGGTTGCGTTAAGGGCGGTATGGGATATTGGAACAAAATTCGAGTAGATTTCCCAGATGTTTTTGCTAGAAGAGCAGAGCAAGAAAGACGGTTCAATAGGACTTGTATCAAAGGCGTATTCCTAGATGAATTAGAACCAAACAGAGGAAACATTAATACAGAAGTCATGGAAGATTGCACGATAGCGTGTCAGTTATTGACTTGGAATAAATAACAGTACCTTGACAATTGAATATTGATGGTTGGAGTGGTATAATTTTCGTATAAAATATACGGGAGGAAAATACTATGTATGAAGTAGGAATTTACAAGAATGAAAAGATGCAAATCACAGTTGTATCAGAAGATATTGCCGAAATTAAAACTCTTGGAGGGAAGAACTTCTCAAAGGATTACGGAACGGCAAGACTTTCTTATATAGGTGTATGCAATTTGATTGATATTCTTGAAAATGTAAAGAAAGATATGGAAGAAAACAGAACGGATCTATTTTAAGTATAGTTCATATCTACCAACCATCAATATTCGGTGGTTGGTATTTTTTTACGCTTTTTTAAGGAGAAAGGAACGAATTATGAAATTAACAGCAATAGCAAGAGAAGATTTAGAAGCAAAAGGGTTGATTCTTAAAAACAAAATTGAACTTAAATGCAGAGGAACAGCAATTCCGGACATTTATGCGAGTATAATCGGCAGAAAAAATGTTGATACCGGAGAATTCGAATCATTCTTTAAGGTTGATGCTGAGAAAGGCAATACAGTGGAATTCGACAGATTCCGAGAGAACGTCACATTGTTAGAAAAAGAGCATACCGTCTTTAGTCTAGAAACGATAGAAGAGAAGAATGTGATTGACTATTATGTTCCGTATGATATCCAGGAGAGCAGCAAGAATAGACCGACAGTGACGGATGAATTCCCGGAAAATGCTTATCTGACAGAAGGATATTACGAGTGCGAATATGAGCTACTTCTGACTTGTGGAGATGCAACCAGAAGACTTGTAATTCCTCAGAGGACAGTCAATGTTCCGATGATTTCATTACTGTCAAACATCGAAGATGAAATCAGAGATATTTTGGACGGTTTCCCAGATGAGGATAACAATTTTGCTGATGTGCTGGAATTAATGGACGATTGTTATGTAATTAAGATGTTTGATGCCTGTGGAATGCCAGCAAATATCGAGATTAACCATGCAGGTGATTTTGTGAACATGATCGTGTCAGCTAGACAGATTAAATGCGAATATAAGCAAGGGGAATAATGATGGGATGCAGAATTGAATGTGTAGTAGATAAGAAGAACGCCTGTTGCTGTCTGGAATGCGGAGAATATGAATGCTGCGATATGTATTGTGATTCTCTGGACAGCTACGAATATGCGGTAGACTGCCCGGATTATGTAAAGGAGAATGAAGATGAAGAAAGAATCACTGATTCATAGAATCCTGAGGAAACTCGGATTCATTAAGGACATTAAGGATGATAGGGAATTGAAAATGGAGATGTGCAAAAGAGCAATAAAGGCAAATGTATGCCCAAAGAATTGCGATATGTGCGCATGGAATTCCAAAAACAGATGAGAATTTAGCAAAAGTGTCAATTTCATTAACCGGAAATGTTGTAAATCAAATTGCTGAAAAGTATGTGTTCCGGTTTCCGAAAGACGAGGAGGTCGAATAAATGCGATACACAGAATATCATGCTGGGAAAGCAGTAATATCGAAAGAAAGGAGTGATACCCCTTGAAACGAAGCACAGACAGACGCTGGAGTCTAGCAGAGATCCGGCAGAATCAGAAAGAACACTATGCCGGGATGGCAGAGCATCCACCGGATCGGAAAGCCAGTGCAGACTTCCATCGTCCGGCATACCCGAATTATACAGTAGAGGATGCACTGAAAAAGTGGGGAGTAGATACGAGGAAGGGAGTGGATGTCGGTGGAGCGGAACATTGATGGCTATGTCAGGCTTGCCCATGCGATCGTGGAAAAAGCTGGGAAAGACTACCGGGCAGTCCTGAAAAGGCTGAAGAGGAATCCCGAAGACAGTCAGGCACAGTGGGAAAAGATGAACATTGAAAGATTCTTTCGGAGGGATGCCGGAGCATATATGGACGTTGACGGTGATTACATTATAGACAGGATACGGAAGGAAGTGGACAAGGATGAAAGGCTTACTAAGGCGATACAAAAAGCGAAAGAAAGAACTGCTGACTCTTGAGCAGTCACTGGAACGGCTGTATGACCGTCTTGAGAGCGTTCCGACCGTATCGGGGAAGGTGGAAAAATCCGGGGATGACTTTCCATACATCCGGGAGCATATCAGTGTGGAAGTGCCGGAGCCAGCAGAAGCGACACGGATCAAGCTGCGGATCAGCGAAAAAGAACGGCAGAAGACAGCCGTACTGGCAGAACTGGATACCGTAGAATCTTACATAGCCGGACTTCCGGAAGGACTGGAAAGAACAATACTGGAATCCATATATCTCGACGACATGACGCAAGAAGAGGTGGCGAGGATGACGGGATATAGCAGGAGCAGAATTGCACAGATAGTTGGAAGTCTTATAAAAGATTAACATTATTAACATTTTGAATATGTTATAGTTAGAATGCAAGAAGTGAAAAGCTTCTTGGGATACTTTCGACGAATCCTCCCCGTACAAAGGCACCTGCACAATAATGTGTGGGTGTTTTTCTGTATGCAGGGAGATATGAGGTGGTGAAATGATTGCGAGATCCGAAAAGATATGAAAATTTAGAACGTATGGTATTTGATGGTGTGGGCGAGTATGGGATACCTACACTTAAGCCAGTAGATTTTGATGGAGATACAGAGTTTATTCCATTCAATTTTGCAGCAACAAGTAAGGATAGAGAAAAGAAAAGCATTCATTTCTTTATTGACGACTATCAATTTATAAGATTATGGAATGATCCGGATAGATATATACCGATGCTTCAGCAGTTTCAGTACGTATTTACTCCGGATTTTAGTCTTTATACAGATTTTCCGAAAGCTGTTCAGATCTTTAATCATTACCGAAAGCATTGGATTGGTGCTTATATGCAGATGTACGGGGTAAAAGTGATCCCAACGATTGCATGGAGTACAGAGGATTCATATTCCTGGTGCTTTGATGGAGAACCTACAGGAGGCACGGTGGCAGTATCCAGTGTGGGGTGCATGAAAAATAAAAAGAGCCGGGAACTATTTCTTGCCGGATACAAAGAAATGGTTAAGAGGTTGCATCCGACTAAGATTATATTTTACGGGCAGATCCCGGAAGAGTGTACGGGGAACATTGTACGAATAAAGGCATTTCAGGAAAAATTTAAGGAGGCATCGTGTGATGGGTGGTAGAGGAAGTAAATCTGGAGGCGGCGGAGGTGGAAGCGGAAGTGAAGAAAAAATTTCACCGATGACTGCCAGAATTTATTTTAACGGCGCAAAAAAAGATAGCATGTTGAATGCAACTTATATGCCCAAAAGAGATTCTAAAATTGAAAGAGATATTAGAACAGGAAACGCAGAATATATCAATTCGATAACATCTGAAAAAGAGGCACGCAGAGTGTCGGAATACCTCATTGCACGCAGAGCACAAAACAGTCGAAAGATCGTAAAGCTTGGAAGCAGAGAAGCCGTACACAAGGAGCAGAAAACCGCACAAGAACGTAAGAAGATAATTAAAGCAGAACTGGCAATGAGAAATAAAATGAAACAATTCTCTAAAAAGCCAGAGCCTTTAGATCCAACACTGCAGCATAGACGGACAACAACAACCTATGATAGAGCAAGATCTCGAAGGATGAAAAACTTTGAAAGTTGGTTTTACGGAGGTAGTAAATAATGGGTGGACGTGGTGGAAGTTCAGGTGGCGGCGGTGGATCCGGTGTTGATGTAACGCACAGCGGAGAGACCACAAGGTATTATTTTTCCGAGAAAAATGGAGTGAATTATTATCAGCGGGGAGTGGGAGGAACGCCACAGCCTACACCGCTGAATATGACAGTAAGGGATTTTACAAAAAGAGTCCAGGCAAACGGGGCAACCGTAAAGCCGGTAACTGCAGCGGCGAAAGCAGCAGAACAGAAGGCATATGAGGCAGACAGGAAAGCAACGAACGATTTTCTTAACCAGGCAGACGCATCGATGGGCGGCAACCGTGGAGATCAGAGGAGAGCTACGAAAGGTCGCCGTGGAGGACGTAGAGGCATTTAATAGCATGGAGGTGGTCAAATGGCTACAAAAAAGGCAGTCGGAAGACCGCCAAAGTATAAGAGTAAAGAAGAAATCGAAGAAAAAATAGATGCTTATTTTAAACAGTGCGAGGGTGAAGTCCTGAAAGACAACAATGGAAATACGGTTTTTAATAAATTTGGAAATCCAGTTATTATTAATCAGCGCCCGCCAACAGTCACAGGACTGGCTTTAGCCCTTGGATTTTCTACGAGGCTGTCACTATTGAACTATCAAGGGAAAAAGGAGTTTATGAACACGATAACACGTGCGAAGGCAAGGGTGGAAGCGTATGCAGAAGAACGGCTCTTTGACCGGGACGGGTCGAGCGGGGCTCAGTTCAGCCTGAGAAACAACTTCAAGGGTTGGACGGAAAAGACAGAACTGGATGAAGAGGAGCAGCAGGCAAGAATTGAACAGATCCGTGCGAATACAGCAAGGATGAGCGGCGGCGATGGAGATGAAGATGGGGGAGTAGAGATTGTCAATGACGCACCGAAAGAAGCAAGTGAAGATATCGGAGATAATAATCCCGAAATACCTGCCGATATTTAATAATCGGCATATTAAGCACATTATACTGACTTCCGGAAGAGCCGGAACGAAGTCGAGCTACGCAGCGGTAAGATCGGATTATCAGCTTGTATCAGATGCGAATGGATCGGTTGTTGTTTTAAGAAAACACCATAATAAGCTGAGAAAAACAGTCTACAAAGAAATGCTCAGGGGGATTAATCGGTTGGAAATTCCCAAAAGTAAATTCCTGATTACAAAATCCCCGATGGAAATAACATATAAAAAGCATGGTACAACGATGTACTTTGCCGGTTCAGATGGTATTGACGACACAAAAGGTATCATTGACGAGGATAAGCCGATCAAGTTGGTTGTGCTGGATGAGCTGACAGAGTTTTTTGACGATGGAGAGGGAGAAGATGAACTGACCAATATTGAAGCGACGTTCGTTCGTGGAAATAAAGGGGGATTTCAGATGATCTATCTCTATAATCCTCCCAAAAATCCGAATGCACCCATCAATTTGTGGTGCAAGAAGATGGAAAAGCGAGAGGACTGCATTCATATTCATACGGATTACCGGGATGTTCCGGTTGAATGGCTGGGACCTGATCTGATTGCATCCGCCGCAGCTATGAAGGCATCTGATCCGAAAATGTATAGATGGGTTTGGCTGGGTGAAGCAATCGGTGTAGATGAATTGATCTACTATATGTACGGAAACCAGCACAGACAGAAAGCAGATTCACAGCGGATTTACGAAAGAGTCTATATCGGTGGAGACTATGGACAGCAGAATGCTACGACTTTCGAAGCGTTCGGACTAGATCTGTACCGCAAGAAATTCCCCGGACTTGGAGAATACTACCACAGTGGGCGTGATTCCGGGCGGCAGAAAAGTCCGTCAGAATATGCTCGGGACTTTGTGGATTTTACAAAAAACATTAGGGATAAATATGGGACATCAGTTTTTTATCTGTTCCTGGATCCATCAGCAAAAGGGCTTGCGGAAGAGGTCAGGAGAGCAACGAGAAACCTAGAATATTCTGTGAAGTTGCGTGATGCAGATAACAGTGTAGCTCTTGGCATTAGCAGAGTGCAAAAAGCACTTTCGTTCGAGGTGATGTCGATTGATCCCAGTCAGGAGAATGCAGACCGGGAATTTGGAACTTATGAATATGATAAAAAATCTATTGAAAGAGGTAAGGAAGTGCCAGTAAAAATGGATGATCACTGCATGGATGCGATCCGGTATGCGGTGATGGGAGCGTGGAGCAGGATAAGGCATTGGCTGCCAATAGATGAAGGAGGTGATGAAGGGTGAACATTTTTAGTTATTTCAGGAAAGCAGGAATAGACACTGTAGATACGTCATTTTATCAAAAGATAAACGAATGGATCAGCTGGTACAACTCCAATGTAAGAGGGTTTTCTTTTTACAAGGCGTATACTGGGCGTGGAACGTATAACCGATGCAGGAGAAAGAGCATGGGGATGGCGAAAAAGCTTTCTGAGGATATTGCAGACCTGCTGCTAAACGAAAAGGTTATGATCACGTTGGAAGATGATGCTACACAAAAATTTGTGCAGGAAATATTAGATGAAAACCATTTTCTGGTGATCGGAAATGACTTCCAGGAGCGTAAGGCATACACTGGAACAGTTGCATACATTCCGTATTTGTATGATACGGAAGTGAGCGAGGACGGCTCCGTACTATCAGGAAAGATTGGAATTGAATATGTGGATGCACCCAATATTTTCCCGGTGAGCTGGAAGAATGGAGAAGTTTCGGAGTGTATTTTTGCTTTTCCGCATACAGCCAATCGAAAGAAATATGTGCATTTGCAGCATCATCGAAAAGCAGAAGATGGAAATTACATTATAGAAAATAAAGTTCTCAGATGTGGATCCGGTGAGTCTTCAGGAACAGAAGTTGATGAGAAAGAATGGAAAGAATTGCGACCATTTAAGAATTTGACAGCTACTGTTCAAACCGGATCGACAGAGCCGCAGTTTGTGCTTGACCGTTTAAACATAACCAATAATGCAGATACGAGCAACCCGATGGGAATTGCTATTTTTGCGAATGCTATTGATACGTTGAGAAAATTGGATACTGAATATGATTCGTATTGTAATGAGTTTGATCTTGGGCGAAAGCGGATTTTTGTTGCACCTGAATTGCTGACCAATGATGACGGGACACCGGCATTTGACCCGGAGGATGCGGTATTTTACAAGCTGCCGGATGATTATAACGAAAAAGGTGAAGGGCTTATCAAAGAAGTTGATATGCAGCTTCGGGTAGAAGCACACAGCAAGGCGATCAATGACGATCTGAATTATCTTTCCTTAAAGTGTGGATTTGGCACGAACCGGTATCAATTTAACGGGATTGGAGCCAAAACAGCTACGGAAATTATTTCTGAAAATTCAGACATGTACCGGATGCTGAAAAAGCATGAGATCATTCTGGAAGACGTGCTAAAGAGATTAATTAGAATTATTATCCGGCTCGGTCAGGTCACGGGGAATGTACTGGATCCTGATACAGAAATCACGATAGACTTTGATGATTCCATCATTGAGGATAAGGATTCGGAACGTCAGCAGGATCGGCAGGATGTGAGCATGGGCGTGATGAGGTTGGAAGAATATCGGGCGAAGTGGTATGGAGAAACGGTTGAGCAGGCTCGTCAGAATCTTCCCGAGCAAAATCAGGTGATGGAGTGATATGAGAAATGAATACAAGGAAAAGATCGCCAGCAAGATTGCGGCAAGATACGCAGATCTTGAAGTCAGGATCATGCAGGATATTGTTCGGAGAATTAAGAAGACGGGCGAAATCACCAGCACAGCAGACTGGCAGATTAACCGGTTAAAAATACTGGGGTATTCCTCGGAGGACATTGAGAATGCATTGAAAGACACTCTGAATGCTTCTTACCCGGAAATGTTTGAACTGTACGACAAAGTGATCGACTGGGAATATGTCAGGAACAAGGACATCTATGAACAGATCAATGCGGAATACATACCTTTTGAAGAAAATGAACATCTGATACAGGTGACATCAGCTATCAAAAAGCAAAGCCTTGAGGACTTGGAAAATATTACAAGATCTCTAGGCTTTTATTTGGATTATGGTGGCAGAAAGGTATTAACTCCATTGTCACAGGTATACAGTGGGTATCTTGATAATGCCTGCATGGACATTGTCACAGGAGCGTTTGATTATAATACAGTTCTCCGGCGGGTAGTCACTCAGCTCACGAATAGCGGACTTCGGCAGATAGAATATTCATCGGGGTATGCAAATCGAATCGAGGTCGCAGCAAGACGGGCTGTCATGACCGGACTGACGCAGCTTTCTGGGAAGATTGCGGA